AACCGGTGACCACCATCCGGTGTCCACACAGTAGGCGCGAGATACTGTGGGAGCCTGGTGATTACGACGCGGCCGAAGCGTAAGCCTTGATCGACTGCGTGTCACCCAACTTGCCGTCGGTACGGTAGATCGCCCGGAACGACACCAGGTCGTTGCCGAATGCGAAGTCATCCGACCGCTCGAAACGGATCGGCGTCACATCACGGATGAAGTAACCACCGAAGTCGCCGAACAGAATCAGATCCGCACTGACAGTGCCGAGAGCGGGCATGTGCGGGTCGGCGTACACCGGGCGTCCCAGGATGGTGTCGGGCTGCCCCGCCACCAGCGCCGGTTGCCAGATGTACTGGCCGGTGCTGTCCTTCAGCTTGCGGACCACCATGATCATCGTGTCGTTCATGACCCACGATGCACGCGGACGGTACTGCGGAATGATGCTGTGGTACAACTGAATCAAGATATCAGCACCAACACCGATAGAACCGCTGACGGCGGTAGGCAGTCCCACAAGGCTTCCCGTCGCAACCGCAGCCTGCACCGCAACCGTGACACCACCAGAACCTGGTGCCTGGATGAGGCCGGTCGGCTGGGTGGTTCCGGTGCCCGCCACATACGCGGTGTCGACGGCGATGCCCAGGTTACGGCCAGCGTGCTCAGCCATGTACCCGACGATGTCGAACCCGGTGTCGGCCAGCAGTTCCGAAGAGATCTGGATCAGCTTGGCCACCTTGTAGGCGGACAGTGTGACGGTCGAGATGGTCGGGTCGGACGCGGTCAGCGCCGCACCTTCCCCAGTCCATGCCGCCGTACCTTCGTTGGTTGACCGTGGCACGACCAGGTTCTCACCGGATGTAGTGGAGTAGATGGTCGGGTTGGTCTGCCGGATCGATGAGGTGTCGACCAGGTACCGGTACAGTTGCCCAACGAACGACGTGGGCAGCGGCACTGTGGTGCCACCAACGTCCTGCAGGACACGGTATTCGGGGCTGCCCCAGGCACGCCGCTCCATCGCTGACGGCAAACGCAGTTCGTAGGAACGGGTTTCGCCCATCACGAACTTCCGCAGCTCAGTAGCCTCCTGCTCAGCGGTAAACTGCGCCGCACCCGGTGTGGTTGCATGGGGGTCGACGGGCTTACCGGCGAGGTAAGACACCGAGTCCTCGGCCTCTTTGGCGCGCTTCTCGCCGTTCAGGATGTCCTGAATTCGGCCGTCGAGCTTTCCGAGTTCGGCAGTGAGTTCATTCCACTGACGTTCCTCTTCACCCGACATGTTGCGGTTCTCTTCGGATGTCCTGTCAGCAAGACTCTTCGCCTGCTCCCACACGGTGAGCCGCCGATCCTGCAGACCCTTCACTGTCGTAGTGCTCATTTTGGTGAGCCTTTCCTTTTCTGTCTATCGAAGTGAAGGTAACTACTGAGTTTGCCTTCGAGGATATACGGGCTGCCCCGCAACGGTTTTCGAAAGGTGAGCGTTATTGCCCTGCCTGCCGATAACCGGAAACTTGTTGTGCTACTCCACCTCACCAATCGGGTCGCTCGGACGCATCGCCAGAATCTCCATCTGCGCCTGACGGCCACTCTTAGGCTTAACCGGCTGAGGTGTGCCGCTGTTGTCGGTGCGAATAAACAACTTTCGCAGATCATTGCACTCGGAGTACTTGATCACATCCTCTATGGGCGCACCCACAGCGGAAGCCAGCGACCGCAACGCCACCGTAGCGTCACGCAGCCCCACAGTGGCATCCAGGTACGCAGGCGTTGTCACCGGCGAGACATCGATGAGCCGTGCAGATGTCAAGTGCCGCACCGGATATCCATCGCCATCATGGGTCCAGTCGTCGTCGTACACCTGGAAGGCGAACGACGAGTTCCTGACATCGCCACGGTCGATGTACTCGTAGACATCGCTGCGGCATTCAGGCAAGTCCACGCTGTAATCCAACCCGACGTTGTCGAGCGAAATACGCAGTGTCCCACTGGCTGTGGTGCCCAGGAGCATCCTCGGGTCGTGGTCGTAGCGGCAGAGAACGCCGGGGTAATTCTCGGCTGCCGATTTGTTCCAGCAACTGCGCTCCACGATCTCGACGTAGGATCCCAGCACCTGAGACCGCTTCTCGAAAACGCTTGCATAACCGCCAACTACGCGTGTCTGCTTACCAGCGGGCGCGCTGCGAACCGAGACCTGGGAGCCACCCTTCTGCCACATGCTGATGTATGCCGTTTCCATCGGCGGTGGTGCCGAACGTTCACCGCTCTCAGTCATATTCAGCAACATGTCAGGCGGTGTCTCAGCCAGTTCGATGCGGAACATCGACACCAACTTGCGCGCCGCCACCGCTTTCTTGTCGACCGGTACGCCCTCCAGTTCATTGAGCTTACGCACAGCTTCGTGAACCCCGTTGCGGTTCACCGCTCCTGACGGCTCCCGCACCGGAATCTTGTACCGATCCCTCGACTCGGGCACACCCACCTCGGTGTCCATCAGGCAGGCACGCTGCCATTGCTGAGCCGAATAATCACTGGCTGAAAACTGCCATGGGCTATCTGAAGCAGCCATGTTCCATTTCCTTTCTTATACAGCAGGCATGGGGCCGCTGAAACTCGTTGATACTTAAGGACTTAACCATCGTGTACGCATTGTTTCGATATAGGCTTGACGCCCGCTGCGGGTACCGGCCAGGTTGGCACTGGTGTTGGAAGCCTTTCCATTGGTGGAAACCTTCCCGTTTGTATCCGATTGTCCTGCAGCAGGTTTGGGTGGGGAAATCTCCCCAGGTGGTGGATGAATCTGTGGTGGCGACGGCGGCTTCAGATTGTCAAGCTGGGCTGCCTTCAGTTTCGGTTCCGGTGCCCAATCATGGTCTGCGCGAACCTCATCGGGTGTACGCCACGGGAAGCCGATACCACCCAGACTCATCTGGTCGATCTGAGCTTTCGTCTTAGAGTCGAGCATCAACATGTCGTGAACGTCGAATTTCACGTAGTATTCACGCGGAAACAGTTTGGTGAACGCGTATTCGAAGCGCCGCAGCCAAGGACGCAACGATCCTGTCAGGTAGTCGATCTGGTCGAGTTCGGTGGTGGAGTAGGTCATCGACTCACCGGTGGTGCCGCCCAGCTTCTTCGGCGGCAAACCGTAGATGGTGGCTATCTGCGTAGCGGTCAGTCTCATGGTTTCCACGAATTGCGCTTCATGAGGCTTGATCGCGATGGGTGTGTAGTCCCAGTCCCGGCCGTACACAAGGGGTTTGCGCGCCTGCAACCGCGCTGTCAACCGCGCCGTCAACTGGTCGGCATCGACGGGATCGATGGTGCGTTCAGCGTTCTTAAATACTCCCGGTGGCACACCACCCTGACCGAACCAGTTGGACGCGTACTCTTGCGCGCCGATCCCAATATTGGTGGTGACCTGATATGCCCCAATAGGACTCAGGCCACGCACCCGGTAGGGCAGCGTAAACCACGGGATGTGGATGAGCTGCTTCGGGTCGATGGGTCGGCCCCACCACCACCACATCGGATTCATGTAAGAGCCTGGCCCGTACAGCTTTCCATCATTGGTGGCAACCTGTTCGGGATTGAGCCATTCAACCATCGTCGGTAAACCGTAGAAGTCGGTTGCGGTGACCAGGCCGATGGCATCGCCTTGCAACGCCATGGAGCACACCGCACGGAACAGCCAGTCCATCAGTGTCCCATGAATACTGGGCTGCGCGAACAGCGACGGCGTCGGCTGGCGCTGCGGTATACCGTCGGAACCTCTCTTGTACAGCACCGGGGTCAATGAGGACACGTCGTCTGCGAGCGTCCGCACGGCACCGAACACCGGCACCAAAGCCAGTGCACGAGAAACGGATGCGACCGCCTGCTGGTTGGCACCGGCTTCCGGCCAGTAACCAGAGATGGCCGTCATCTGGCGCTGTTCCTGCTCGCGCCATTCCTTGAACTGACGGCGCTCTGACCGGTCGAAAGGCCACATCAGTTAAGCCACTGGGGTTAAAGCGTTTTGGCGGTCAGGGAACGCATGCAGGGTACCGTTGGGTTCACGCACCATGTTCACGTTCTCCCCGTCGAGCACCCGCACCTCGACGACGGTGCCGACCGCGTCGGGTAGCCCGCCCTGCTTCCAGGTAACACTTGTTCCGACACCGAAACTCATTAGTAGTACCACCGCCGACCACCGATGGGCCGGGTACCACCGAGCACCGCGCCCCAGACCAGAAGGATGATTCCGATGACGAGCAGTATCAAGCCACCTACGTGCAGCACCTCGGGGACACCGCCCGGCACATCGGGCAACACTTTGGGTAAAGCCCACGCCGTGAACATGAGTAATATTCCGACAGCGATCATTGTTGTTGTGTCCCTTCCTGTTTCTATCCAGCACTTGCAACATATGCGGTGATGGTACCGCTGGGAATGGTCGTCGTGATCCGCGCCTGCAGATAACGGATCGGACTCAGGATGGCGGTGCCAATCTGTGATAGACCCGCGACTGCCGTAGTGGTAAGCGCGACAATAGCTGGTGCGGCAGCGTTATTCAGTATGCCGAAAAAGTTCACGCCATCCTGGCTACCCCACAACTGCACAACGCCACCGGAACCGATACCAGCAGATTGGGTGATCACCAGACTGTGATTGTTGCGTACACCTTGATTGTCCATCACTACACCAGATTGAATGGATGACTGAGCCGAGATCGACAGGAGGGGAACATATCCGGCGACACTCAACGATATCGGCGCGTAAGGACCGCCGGTGCCTGTCATGTCTTTCATCAATAGCGTCCCCTGGAACGGAACGCCCGCAACGGGATTATAGAGAACGTCGGCCATGGTTTAGTATCCCGTCGCGTCCACGTACCAGAGCACGAACGCAGCCTTGACAGTGTCCCACTTGTACCGGCTCAGGTGTGTTTTCGTAGTGGCCGTCGTAGCCAGTAATGGTGTCTGTGAGCCGGATGCCAGGAAGCTGGCACCCCAGGTAATCGCTCGCGTGGCGGTGCCGGTGATCTTGACATCAAGGTTCTGCCCCTCAACCGG